TAGAATAAATGAAAATGGTAAAATAGACACTACAGATGACTTTGGGAAACTATATTTAGATAGGGTAATAACTCTTATCTCTACAATTATAGGGCAAAGATTTATGACGTTAAACTATGGAATAGATTTAAAACGTGCTCTGTATGAAAATGGGGGGTCCTATCAAAGAGGTATGGAAGCAGCGATTAGAGAAGCTATGGCTATTTGGTTACCTGAAGTAATCATTGATTCATACTTTTCTAGCGTTCCTAATGAAGAAGGTATTAGTAACATAACACTAATTGTTAGAATTCCTAATGGTGAAACTACATCATTAGCGTTTAGAACAGTAACTGTAAATGAAGATGGAAGCTTGAGTAGGAGTTAAAAATGTCAAGGCCACCAATCAAAGTTGATTTCTCATCTAGAGATTACAACGCTATTAGATCAGATTTAATAACTCTTGTTAATCAACAATTAAGAGAACTGTATCCTAATCTACAATGGAACCCGGATGATCCATCTGATTTTGGAGTAGTTTTATTAGAGGCATTTGCGTATATGGGTGACATCATGTCTTACTATATTGACAGAGCAGCTAATGAAATGACTATTGATAATGCTATTTTAAAAACCACTCTTTACAATATGGCGCAGTTATATGGGTATAGACCTTCAGGTCCTACTCAAGCTTTAACTAATTTAGAGATAACTAATACCACTGAAGAAACCATAAGTTTACCTGTAGGAACTCAAGTAGTGGCAGTTCTAAATTTTGGAGAATTGACAGAAGTTTACTATGAATTGACTGAACCAGTAATAGATCTTGGTCCTGAACAAGCAATTGTAGTAAACGCTATTGAAGGAAAAACAGCTAATACAGATGTTAGCGGTGGCATTGATGAGGTAACAAATCTGCCGCTTCCAGTATTATTAGTAGATTCAATAGGTAACTCAGTGTCTAGTGGACTACCTAATCAGGAAAGATTGCTTCCAGAAAAAAATGTAGTCGATGGTTCTATTAACGTTTATGTAGGACAAGCAGCTACATTTAATGGGTGGAAATTTATTGATAATTTAATTGAAGCTGGTCCTGCTGATCAAGTATTTACAACAAAAGTAGATGCTCAAGGAAATACGTATATTGTTTTTGGTGACGGAGTTAATGGTTCTATACCTGCTGCAGGTCAAACTTTAAGTGCTCTATATAAAGTTAGTGCAGGAAGTTTAGGTAATGTGGATATTCTAACGGATCTAGAAGTATCTTTTATTCCTGGATCAAGTTTAGAATTATCAAGCGTTGATGTTAAATTTGATGCAGCTCCGTACGGGGGAGCAGATCCTGATGATCTTTCTCAACTTAGAAGAAAAATTAAACAGGCAATAGCATCTAGAAAAAGAGCTGTTACTATTGATGACTATGAGTATCTTACCGGATTAGTACCGAGAGTTGGAAGAGCAAAAGCTTATTCCGAAAATCCAAGATCCGTAACTATATACATGCAAACACAAGATGATGGAAGTTTGTCCCCTGGTTGGGATGATGATCTTGAAGAACCTACAGCAAACTGGGATTTTGTTGCTAATGAAGTTCAAGAATATCTTGCGGATAAAATTCCTGTAGGTACTTCAGTTACTATCTTGCCTCCGGTATATACAGATCTAACCATAACAATTACTGTTACAGCAGACAGTAACTACAGAAACCTTGATGTACAACAAGCCGTTGTAAATAAATTTGTAAATATGACTGATGGTATCTTTGCATACGAAAGGTATGGGTTTGGGGACACTGTTCCAATCTCAGATATTATCTACTATGTGATGGGGGTACCCGGAGTTAGAAGTTTAAATATAAATGTTCTGGATACCTTGGATCCAGGAACAGCTTATGAAGACGTCCTTTTAGAACCAAATCAACTTCCTAGATTAAAAAAGGACAACCTGGTTGTCTACATATCTGGTGGTATAGGCGAGGATATTCTTCCTGCATAAAGTGGGACAAAAAAGAAAAAATAATAGATTATGGACCAGTTAGTATCAAGGAGTACACGTGACCTATCCAACTGCAGTAGCATCCTTTCAAAATAAGGTAGACCTATTAGATGTAATTTATGCATCACATGTTAACCTTTTACAGGCAGAAGTTAGAGGAACCCAATTAGCTCTGGGGATTGGAATTTTGACCTCAGTTTATTCTGAATCACCTGCCGTAGATTGGGTAAATCCAACTGGTGCGTGGACGGATTTGTCAGCCCGATTGGCAAACATTGAACGAGGTCTGCTAAATAGGGAAGCAAGTACCTCTATTGGTTTACCTTACTTTAGAAAAGCTGGCGGTGCCCTAGATGACACTACTGCATCTGTGAGCCTCGTCACAAAATCTGCGGTGGCTAATACAACTATTGATCAAATACAAACTAAAACAAGTGCTAACGTAAACGGGTTTACTGTTGACTGGAATGCTGTACCTCGTTACCAAGGATATCAACTAATAGATACAAGAGATGAAACTGCTATCTATGAATACATAGACGGTCTATTTAATAACATTGTGAATATCAATCCTTTACTTATTTCAGGAATGTAATATGGATATGCAGTTATTAGAAGCGTTTGTTCTTTTTATAGCTCTAACCGGTGGGGTTTCAGGTTTAGTAAGGTGGCTTGTTAAACATTATTTTAGTGAATTAAAGAACAATGGCGGAACTAGTATTAAAGATAAAGTTGATAGTGCAGAAAAAAAGTTAGAAAAATTAGAAGACAGGGTAGATTCAATCTACGAGTTGTTAATTACAAAATTAAAATAGCAGAGGTTTAAATGGCAAAGTATTCGGTATCAATATATGGACGCGCCAGAAGTATTTATGGAGCTACTTCAGATAATTATGCAAATTATGTAGTATCTTTTAATGCCCAAGAAAAATGGTATAACGCAATTGAGTTGCGTTGGGGAATATTGACAGAAAATCCAGAAGAAGACCCGATTACATACTGGAAAATAGTGAGATCTACTTCAGGAGTTCCTGATCACCCGGACTACGCAGAGACTTTACTTGGTGGAGAATATAGAGAAGATGGAGATCCTGAAGGCTCTGTTCAAGGTTGGATAGGATACTATCTAGATGATATGGCATCGGCAAGAGATAGCTCTGCTTATGGTATTAACTTGTTTCCTCCAGGAACACAGTTAACTTATTCTCTTTGGGGTTATAATCAAATGGAGTGGAAATTATTAGGATCAGATAGTGCATTTATTGTTAGAGGAGAAGGAAAAACTCTTTACAAAATGCTTAGATCTTTACCTGGTAGTTGGACCACTTCTGGTCCAGTAGGATATCTAACCGGTGAGCCTGAAGATAATGATCTATCTCTTTTCTTAAGCGGTTTTGCTTTTTATTATGATCTCCTTAGAACTAAAACCTACTCTCTATCTAAATCTAGCGACTATACATTAATCCCTGTTCAATTATTAGATGGGGTAATTCAAAATTATGGCTTTGTAAAAGAACCTGCTTTAGGTGATTCATATCACCGTACACTTTATAAAAGTGGTTATTATATTAATTCCTATAAAGGAACCGAAGCTGGAGTATCAGCTTTTATATCTGCATTAACACATTGGGGATCTGAATTAACTATTGGAAATAACTTGATGCTGGATGCTAGTGACGCATCTTTTGAGTACAGCAGTGGTTCTTGGGAAGGACCTTTAACTCACCATAAATACGTAGACTTTACTACTACATCAAATGTTTTTGGTGAAGAAATTGGTTCTCCATATGAATTACTTATTTTACAAAGAGATGATGGGTACTACACAAGAGAAGAAGGATTTGCTAGCGTAGTACTAGAAACTGGTGGTACGGCTACATTAACTTGTGGAGAAAATAATCCAATAGCTTTTGGTATACCTGTAGAAAAAGGTTTAGCTTATGAATTCTCTATTTATTGCAGAAGAGCTGAAGATGCTACATCACACCCAACTGATATACAATTAAATATAAAATTTTATAATAAGTTCGGGGAATTAGATCCGACGTATACAGTAACCAGTGTTGCGGAAGCTACCGACACTGTTTGGAAAAAGCACAAAATAATATCTTCAACAATACCTGTAACTGCAGATATAAGTTACGCGTCTGTATCTGTTATCTTTACAGATGGTTCTCACAATAAACACCTGTATCTAGACTATGCCTCTTTTGGTGTTAAAGAGACTCAAGATCAATATCAAGATGCTCGTAAAGTTCTTATTACACTGTATGGTGATAGAGAAAACCTTATTCCTAATCCAGGATTTGACA